GATCAAGTCTGTGCATTCATGGCTGAAGGCATTCTTAGAAAGGCTCATAAGTCCTATTCTGAGAAAGTTAGCCAGATTATGCATTTGGCTTCTGGCCCCGCTGTCAGCGAAGATGAAGATGCTTATGGCGTTTTCCAGAAGGTTGTTGAACAATTTTACCCCGTCATTGATCAGAAATTTGCTCTTGAAAAGAGAGTTTTTGCTGATCTTTATGAATCTATTGAAGGGATTTGGAACACTGCTAAACGTAGAGGTGATACTGCCCTGCAAAATGAATCTGCAAGTTACCTTAATGAACTTGCTGCGGTTCTTAATGACGAAGCCGATGCTGAACTTAATTTGATTGAAGAAGCGGCTGAATGGTTGGTTAATCTTGTAGAAACTAATCTAGAGTCTGGAGTTTGGAACGTTTCCGGAAAACCTCACATTAGTGTAGGTGGAGACCACCCAGATATGGCTAAAAAAGCTGCTCATGGCTACTCGCCATCCAGCGATGGTTCAGGAAATTGGGGCGACGGTGCTCCGATGGTAGGTTCAGATGACATGAATTACACGAATCATGGAAATGAAGCTAGAATGAAGTCTTGGGGAAACGTTGGTGGCAATGATATTTGGCCATCTCTGCAAAACCCATACATTCCTAAGCAATTTGGTGATTTTACTATGAAAGGGGAGCCGGGCGTTGATAAGAATTGGGAAGGACAGCATGACGCAAGCTGGCAGTCAAGTGACACATGGCCAAGCTTACAAAATCCTTACTCTCCCAAAAGTGATGTTCCGAAAATTAATCATGGTAAAGAAGCCGACTCGGTTTAAGCAAAATCTATATGCGAGGGAATAATATGGACTCTAAAAATTGTTTATTAATAGATTGTTGCGACGACTCAGGGTTTAACTTTGATCTTTGCGAGTCTAGCCAAAATGATGGCGGACTTGTAAAGTTTCGAGGTAAATTTCAAGAAGCTAACGCCGTCAACAAAAACAAAAGAATGTATTCTTTTGATGTATTAGATCAGAATGTACAACGCCTACAAGAATCTGTTACTGATCGTAGGTTAGTTGGAGAATTAGATCACCCTACAGACAGTATTATTCATTTTGCCGAAGCTTCCCATGTAGTCACAAAATTGTGGTGGGATGGGAATGTCTTAATGGGTGAAGGAGAAATTTTAAACACGCCTCATGGAAAGGTTCTGAAAGCACTTATTAACGATGGTGTAAAAATAGGAATCAGTTCAAGAGGAGTTGGAAATGGAAAAGTTAACGAGGACGGTACGCTAGTTATTGGTGAAAGCTACAAGCTAATAACCTTTGATGCTGTTGCCGATCCTAGCACGTATTCTGCTTTTCAAGAGAAAATAGATGGAGGAAAGAAGAAGACAGAAGGTACTCTGCTTAATAGGTTAGCCTTAAATAATAAGGATCAAGACGTTTTTAATAATTCTAGATCCAAAAATGAAGGTAGAAGCATAAATAGTAATGTAAATAAAGATGCACTAATTGCCTGTTTAGGTGGTATCGTTAAATCTCAAACCCAAACTATAAAGTCGAGGTTAACTAATGGATAGAATAACTGAAGCATTAACAAAATTATTGCCGGAAGATCAGGTGAACGATGTCGCCCAGGCTGTTCAAGCTATGTTGAGTGAAGCAAAAGAAGAACTTGACACAGAATTTAACACCAAGTTAGAAGAAGCCTTTGAACAGGCACAAGGCGAAATTAAGTCCGCTGAAGAAATTGCCGAACAAGGTTATCAGCAGGCTTACGAAATCATCAATGATCTTCAAAATCGTTTAGAAACTCAACGTGAAGAATTTGAAAACTCCCTTGAAGAAGGTTATGAGGAAGCTTATCAAATGCTCCAAGGTGAAAAATCTAAGAACGATAACATTGAAGTCGAACTCTATGAAGAGTTTGATAACAAGTTAAAAGAAATGAAGGAATTCATGGTTGATAAGGTAGATCAGTTCTTGCAATTGCAGAACGAAGAAATCTACGAAAGTGCCAAGAAGGATATTTTAACTGATCCTCGTATGCTTGAGCATAAAGTCGCACTTGATAAGATTATCGGAGTTACATCTAACTACCTGTCTGATGAAGATTACTCAAACGCTACATCAAGCCAGCTAGAAGAAGCTCATAAGTCCCTTGAAGAAATGAAGGGTCAAATGAGAGTTCTTGAAGCTCGCAATGTTAGAGTAAGCACTCAGAATTCCAAACTTAATGAGCAGGTTCGTGAAGCTAATCAGGTTATTTCTGAAGCCACACAAACTGCTGCTGAAGAAGACAAGAAAGACAGAACAGAAAGTGCAAAGAAAGCAAGTGGGCGTGGTCACAGAGTTGCGGATGATAGTCAGATTGTCTCTGAATACAACAATTCGTCAACTGAGACTGATGAAGTCGTTTCCGAGGATATTTCCCCAGAAATGAATGACATTCTAGTCCTTTCAGGACTTAAGAGTTCTGAAGATTAAAACAGATTCAAATTGAGGAGTTAATAACATGAATGCTAAGTATTTAAATGAGTCCAAAGAACTTGTTTCTCGTTGGGCTGAAACTAAGCTGCTCGATGGAATCGAAGATCGTTACGAACGTGCTACAACCGCTGTTCTTCTTGAGAACCAGCGTTTGATTAATGAAGCACTGACTGACTCCGGTGACATCGCACAATTTAAGCGAATTTCAATTCCGCTTGTTCGTCGTATTTATCCCCAGTTGATTGCCAATAAAATTGTCAGCGTTCAACCGCTGCTTGGCCCAACTGGTTTGGTATACTACCTGCGTTTCCGCTATTCAACCAATAAAGGTTCGATGCGTGGAGCTAACTTAAACGCTGGTTTCCCAAGTGATGATGCGACCTCACTCCAGCAATTGGCTAGTGGTGATGCGAACTTAGATATTTTCTATTCGCACCAGTTCGTTCAGAACGAAACTAGTTCAACTGATCTGGGTGTTGGCCTAGTGTCAACATATGCTCCACTTGAGCATACTCCGATCTTGGCTGGTACGTTGACTGGTACTGTTTATGATGGCGGCACAGCCTCAGAAACGTTTACAGTTAACGCAAGTGGTACTTTCACCTTTACAGATGTAGGAACTCCTTCGGTGCAAATGGTCTCCGGTAGTGTTGATCTAGCCACTGGTGAAGTATCCTTAACTTGGGCTTCTGCTCCTGGTTCTAACTATATCATAGTGAGCTACGAGTACAACATGGAAGCGAATCAAGATCTTCCAGAAGTCAACCTAGTTATCGAAAGTGAAGATATTACTGCTAAGACTCGTAAGCTGAAGGCCGTTTGGTCATACGAAGCCCAGCAAGATCTTCGCTCACAGCATAACCTCGATGCAGAGGCTGAACTGACCGCCGTGTTGGCTCAGGAAATCAACCTTGAAATCGACCGTGAAGTGTTAACTGACTTGCGTAATAACGCTGGTACCGTTGCTGTATGGGACTTTAATACAGCACTTGGTGACACGATTAAAGAAAAGTATGAGTCTCTCTATGTGAAGGTTGTTGAAGTAAGCAACATCATCCATCGTAAGACTCTGCGTGGTGGTGCTAACTTCCTCGTTTGCAGCCCTGAAGTTGCTTCGATCTTTGAAACGGCTACTGCCGGTTTCGCTCCTGCACCGTCTGAAACCTTTACTTCGAGTCTTGGTATTCAGTATGTCGGCACTATTAACAACCGCTTTAGACTCTATAAAGATCCTCTGTTCCCAACGGGCCAGATTCTTTTGGGTTATAAAGGCGATAGTTACATGGATAGTGGATATTTCTACTGCCCATACGTACCGCTGACACAAACTCCTGTGGTCTTGGACCCAGAGAGCTTCACCCCAAGAAAGGGTATTCTCACACGTTACGGCAAGAAATTGCTGCGTGAAGGATCGAAGTTCTACGCACGTCTGTCGATTGCAAACTTTGTAATTTAAGTAAGCAAGAGTTAAGATAGAAAAAATAAGCCCCGTGCAAACTTTGCACGGGGCTTTTTCTATGCGCCTTAGACTTTAATTTACTCCCATGCTTTTATTTGTTTCCTTAATACTTTCTTGAGCATTAGGGAACCCCATAGCTGCTCTAATAGCATCAATTGTTTCTAAAACAACATTGCTTTCTTGATGAATAGCCTGTAGATAAAACAATTTATTCCCCCAAGTACCAATTGCTTTGTCCCAAACGCAAGTTTCTGGCATATCTCCTCTAGGTCTTCCTAAATCTTTTGCAAACTCAATAATTTCAGCAGTTGACCTTATCTTTTCAGCGTTTCTAACAATTTTAATTCTTGTAGTGTTTCTGAAAAGTTCAATAACATCTTCATCAGTTGCAGGATTTTTTAAATCTACTGTAACACTATGGACATGCATAATTGTTGTTGGAACGGTCATTGCTGTGGTGAAAACAGAAAATTCTGGAAGAACAGTGCGAACGTCAGGGCCATGATGTGAAGGAAGCTCAAGAACTGGAACTATAGAATTTATTGGGCCATGATGAATGTCCCAAGGATCTGCGGCTCTTCTAATCATTGTTGCATGAACATTCTCAATTCCATACTGTTGATTTACTGCATGTAATGTTCTACAAAGTCCAGTAGTGTTGCAACTGACAACTCTAACATAATCTTTATTAATAGATTGATTATAATTGCATTGTGCAACAAAACTTGTATCCGCAACCTCTAGACTTTCTCCTCCCTGAAAAATAGCTTTTTTATCATAGTTTAAGTATATTTCTTTGTTTTTTCGCCCAACACCTTTTGGCGTACAGTCAACAACAATGTCACATTCTTTAACTAGATCATAAATATTTCCGCTAAGGTAAATATTATTTTTTTTAAGATTTTCACCCGTTCTATCGGCTGAAAAAATCTTTATTCCTTTTTTCTTGGCAACCTCTATTTTGTAATTATAATTATTGCCAGTTACGCCAACCAACTTCATGTCATTTTGCAACGACACAGCATCAGAGACTCTTTTTCCTATAGTCCCATAGCCAATAACGCCTATTTTAATCATATAATATAATAA